TTAGATATTGAAAGTCTTTATCTTCACCTCTCCATAACCATTGAGATGTACTATCACAAGTCCATGTTGCTTTACCTTCTAATTCTAAATCGCCTTTGAATATTTCACCATCGGCTAGTGATGCTTGTTTTAATAGTTCATTAGTGAATTTTCTACTCATACCGCAAGTTAGGTTACAAATACCTAAGCGAACGAAGTATGACGGTACTCCTGTCGATATACCTTCTCCTTGTACGGAGTAGAAATCACTACTAATTAATAATTTATTTGGATCTATTTTACTCATTTATTTTATTTTATATGCTTCTATTAATTTATCTCTATATGCTTTTTTATCTTCACTATCTTCCATTTGCTCGTATAATATTAAATCTCTCATTTTAGCAGCCATTTCATAGTCTTGTTGACGTATGTATTTATTTTTAGCTTTCTCTAATATGTTTATGAACATCGTTTGTGTTAGTTCATTAAATTCTTCAAATGATAATTCTTCCATAACTTAAAGTTAAAAAAACGCCCCTGCCTTTCAACAGGGACGTTGGGTTGTTTTTAAAAACTATGCGTTAGCGTAGCTATTGTTCTTTTGGCGACGACGAGCAATTGTATACATTGCGTTAGCAATAGTATCATTTACTTTACGCTCACCACTAATAGTGTAATACACCATACGAGGACTGTAACCTGTCTCTTCAGAAATACGATTTACATCTCCTTGGCGTTGACGTGCTTTAAAGAAAGCTAATTTTGCTGTGCGATTTAGGTAATTCGCACGTACCTTAGTTTGATAACTCATAACTATATTTGGGTTTTTGTTTACTAATTAATATCAAATTCTTTAGCGTATTCACTTAATACCTGTTCTACATAAGATTTAGCTGTTTCCCAGTTTACTGGTCCAGTTTCATCAGCATACAATACAGGATCAGGACGACCTAACTTGATAAAGGCTTCAATACGCTCTACTGATGCTGCTGATTTATAATCGCTATACCATCTTGGTCCTACTGGGGTTTGGAATTGAATTGGTTTATATGATGTGTTAGTGCGAGAGTATACTTCATCAAAATTCAATCCTAATTGTTTACAACATTCTAATCCATGCTCTAATATTTCAAATTTAGTAACATCTAAGAATGGTGTTAAGTAAGTTACTAATTCACTATCCCAATTACCTGCTCTAAATGCTTCATAGTCCGCATCTCTAAATTCTTGTCTACAGTCAGGATAAATAGCGTGATCGCCTGCATGGATCCCCATTGCAATGACTACATCTTTTTTTTCATCATTCTGAGTTGCAATTGATAATGCTACTGCTTGAATAATACTGCTGAATATTTTATTGCGGTTTGGTACTACAGTAGCTTTCATGTTGTCTTGCTCATAATGACCTTCAGGAACATCTTTACCACCTGTTACTAGTGCTGAATTTAATAATTCACTTAATCCACCTAATGTAATAATTTGATGTTTTACTTTAGTAAAGTAATGTTCATCTTCATGTTCTGCTTGAGAATTAATATAATTAACTAATTGTTGTGCACGCTCTAATTCAACACGGTGTTTTTGGCCATAATCAAATGATAATGCTGTTACAGTATAGCCTGTAGATAATAAGTGGAGTAATAGTGTGCTTGAGTCCATTCCACCAGATAGACTTAATACTGCTTGTTTTGTCATATTAAAATGGTAAATTATTATTTGCTAATTGTGTGTTAATTTCTGTTAAATCTTCGTGTTTAGGATCAAATATTTTTTTAGCGTTAAAACACTCTTCTAAAAAGGCTTTAGTGTAGGTATGAATTATACCTTGATACCCATGATGGTTTACTTCTTTAGTACCATACTTTGCTTTTCTAAGCTTAGCATATTCTGCTACTTGTTTACCTAATACTGATCCTGCTGGGCGCTTTAGATAATCATAAAGAGATAACATTGCTACTGGTTGTATTGGTTGTGCTTCTACTTGTTTTTCCATAACTTTATTTTATAAATTGTTTAAATTTTTGTACATTGAACTTAATATCTTCTATTTTGCCTTCCAAATTTTGCTCAAAATAAAACTCAAGTTTTTCTTTTGGTTTCCAATCAATACCTCCCTCACCATAACGAATACCTTCAGCTCCAACTAAAATTGGGTTTGATGTATCACATGATTTAATGAATGGCCAATCTTTATAAGCCATAAATTCTTGTGGTAATGAACATCCTAATAAATGATGATAGGCGCTCTTATCTATAGTATTAGTTTCTACTAATTTTCTAATAAATTCCATTCTACCATACATTTGTCTCTTTAATGAATCTAATCGATTATACATTCCCTGATATGCAATGCTTGAATGGTTAAATGCTATATGTTTATATCCTAAATCAAGTAATGTTTGGTATGTTGTCATTAAGTCACTAATTGTTTTACCTTGACATACAGCCATTAATTCAACGCCTTCTGGTAGTTGTGATTTATAATTCATCATCCAACTCTTAGCATTTACTAATGTTAATGCTGAGTCATTCCAAGCATCAGGTACTATAAACACATCAGGGATAATTAAATTAATTTTTTCAATTAGATCTTCTGTTGTGTGTTCTATTCCTTCAAATAATCCATTATCCATAATGATAAAACGATTATCTAAACTAGCTTTCTGAAAGTAAATTCTATATTGAAGGTATTTATCTATTAAATGTGGAAGACAGTAATCGTAGTCGTTCCATTCATAACCATAATGCATAAGCCCTAAAGGCAATTCATGACTAATTTTCATATATAGCTGTGTTTTTAGCGTGTTCCATAAATTCTACTCGCTTTATTTTTACTCTACCGCTTGTTTCTTCTTGAATAAACGTATTTAGTTTTTCAAAGATGTATTTTGCAAATGATTCTGCTCCTACAGCTGGTATAATACGTAACTGAATAATTCCAAGTGAATCCATTGTTTTAAATCCGCCTAATCCTGGATCATCTTCCGCCACTATTGTAGTATGATCGAACATATAATCCATCCATACTTTAGGGTTCATACCATCAATGGTTCCTTTAGCACGTTTCATGCCTCCAAAGTCCCATACCCAATTACGCTCGTCTAGTTCGCCTTCGAACCATACTCTAAATGATACTCCATAACCATGTAAGAAGCGACAGTGTGTCCCTTCAGCTTTCCATTGACGAAATACACAGCTGAATCCGTCAAATAATTTTGTTGATTGAAACATATTAGTCTTTTTTAGTGTTTATACTTGGTTTAAATAAAATTGTAGATAAAGCATTTAATCCTAATGCTTGCCAAAATGTAATTTCTGGTAGATTAAATATACCTGGCATTAGCCAATTCCATAGCCACATTAGTGGTAAACCTAAAATTGCTGCTACTAATACTATTATTAAGATAGCTGTTAGTATTGATCCGATTGTTTCAATTATATCATTATTCATTTTCATCATTGTTTGGGGTTTGTAATTCAATAAATGTAGAACTGATAAGTGATTGTTCACTTTTCTCTAAAATAGAAGCTAATCTATCAAAAAACTCATTTAATTGTTCAGGAGTCATTTGAGATGCGTTTATTTGTTTTAGTGCTTCTGCTTCTTGTTGTAATTTTTCTAAATCCATAATGTAAATTTAATATTTTATTTTGCCAAAACCAAATTTCCTTTAGTATGTTTAGGAAAGTAAGGACAATTAGTACAACCATTCCCACAGCATTTTTGTTGTTGAATGAGGTATAGGGCCGTAAATACGACCCTACCTTCCTCATTTATTATATAGTGAATACCTTCTGTTAGTTTAGACGATTTCACAAGCTCCTCCTGCACATGCTGCTTGATCCATTTGTGATGTATTATCATCAAACTCTACTACTTTACTTAAATCAATACCATGTAGATGTGTTACCATTTCATCGAATTTTTCTTTAGTAATATCTTCAAATGGTGCTTGAGTATATGAACCTCCAAAATAAGGTAATACTGATAGACCATTAAATGTTTCTTTATTTTCCCACATCCATTTGCCTACTTGTTCCCACTCATGCTCTTGAATTGATACTGTAGCTGATACGTTGTTTGTGTTTGCTCCTTTGCGATGTCCTTTTTTAACCCACTGTGTGTTAAATTTCTTAACACGCTCTAACATATCCATTACGTTTTCAGTTCTTAGGATTGATCCTTCTGGTGCAGATTGTGGTACTGAAATTACTGCTTGGATTGTTGGTTTAAAGAAATCATCTTCAACTAATTCAGGATGATGAATTGCTAAATGAGTGTATATTGCTTCGTTCTTACCTACTCTGATACGTCTAACATAATAATCGTTATGCCAAGCATGAATACCGCTTGCTGTTCCTAATACTAGTGATGATGTACCTGATGGTTTTACTGTTGTTACACGAGCTGCTTTATTAACCCCAATTATTTCAGCAACACGAGCATTTTCTGTTTTAGCTAAGTCAGCTGCTGATTTTAAATCTAGTCCTAATACAGTACCTGATCCAATACCTGTCATTCCAACGCCTAATAAAGCGTCTTTTTCAGTTGTTTTACGCCAGATGTCTCTTAGATAATGGAAGTCAGTGTATGCTGCTTGTAGTGTTCCTATAAATGCTGCTGCTTCTACTCTTGCGTTTAAATCAGCTTGATCAACTATATCTGATACATTTACTTCACATAAGTTACAGAATTGGAATGGTCTTAAAGCGATTTCGCAACATGGATTTGTTCCCCAATCTTTATCATTGCTGAAGTAGATACCTGGTTCACCTGATCCACTTAATTCAATTTTCTTCCATAGTTTAAAGAATTCCTCTTCATCAATCTTATGACGCATTACTACAGCACTGTTATTTGAGCGGCCGCGTTGTGGATTTTGTTCCCACCAATTACCAAACTTACAAGTTAACATTTCTTCATCATCTAAATTAAATAATGCGATTAATGCTGCTCTACGAATACCACCACTTAATACTGCATCAGCAATATGACAAGCCATATCATGTGCCTCTAGTGATGTTAATTTTTCACCGTTTTGTTTACGATCAAGTATTTTCTGTAACTGGAATAAACATTCTTTTAATGGTTCAGGGCCAGGTGCTTTACCACCTACAGTAATCAATTGAGCTCCTTTTGGTCTAATATCTCTAAAATCAAATAATGGTAATGCACCCCCTTGAAAATATGCTTTGCATAGCATTCTAACAGCATCTGCCCATCCTTCAATACTATCGCCAATTAAGTAGCGCTTGTGTTTTACTGGTACTGTAATTTCAGGTAAACCATCTACATGATGTGTTTGTACACTATATCCTACTCCTGTTCCTGATAATAATAGGAACATTATTTCACTAAATGCCCTCCAATCATCGATAGGAAGAAAAGAGCAATTAAATATACGAGTGTTATTAAGTTCAATGGGTCTTCCAGCAAATTGGAGAGAGCGCATTGATGGTAATACTTTTTTAGCATATACCATTTCATATACTTTTTCAATTTCATCTTTTAATTGAGGAAATTTCGCTTGATGCATTTCCTTATTTCTTGTTACTAATTCTTCCCATGTTTCTCTACGCTTGGCTCCTGGAAGGTATTTGGCATACTTCATGTAGACAGTGATGTCACTAAGAATACTTTGTTCTACGTTCATTTTTGTTGTTGTTAAAATTGTTTATAAAAATTTCTGAATTGTTCCTGCTATAACTGATTTTGGTAATACACCACTAAAACGATAAACGGGTACGCCGTCTTTTTCAAATATTACTGTTGGTACAGATGATACATTTGCTTCTAAAGCAGCATCTTTATTTTGATCTACATCAATAGTTTGGAATTGTACATTTGGCATTTCACTTTTGAGTTCTTCAAATATTGGATTTAATTGTTTGCACGGTTGACACCAGGTTGCAAAGTATTTTTTTACTACTAACATATAATTGATTATTTAAATTTCCAAATAAATCCATAAGCTGTTTTTTGATCGCCTCTACAAACAGCTCCTATACCATCGCTTTTAGGTTTATTAAAATAAGATTGAGCTACAGCTTGTGATTCCCATTCTTTAATAAAATTACCTTGTTTATCATATTGTAATACAGGCTTTATTTGCCATGTATTCTTTCTTCCTAATAAATGACCCCGTTTAGCTTTTATTTTAGCTTTATGTTCTTCAGTAAATAATTTACCTTTATTGGAACTAGATCTACCTTTATTAGATATAGATATTTTTTTACCTCGTTCCTTATTAGCTTTTATTTTTTTACTTATTGACATTTTAGTTACTTCTGATGGGTTATTATTACCTTCACCTCCATCTGTCATGTTCACTAATGGACCTTTATTTAAATCTACTCTACCATATAAAGCAATAAACTCAATCTCCTTACTACACGCTTCATTCCAAGTTAAATCATCTAATAATATTTCAATTTCATATGGAGTTTGAGCTACTATATTCCTCCAATGTCTGTTTCTATACTTATGTGAATTAGATCTTTCATAATTATTATCAGATCCAATCCCTATATAAAACGGTTCGTTTTTATCTAAACGAATATGTCTATAAACGTATGCCATGTTGTTGTTTCCAATAAATATATGGAAATCCAAGGGGCACACCAAGAATTATACTTTATTTATAAGTTTCCTTGTAGTATTGTTCTGCACCTATATCATCGTTACCCATAGAATATGCTTCCATTATCTGTTCCTTTTCCATTTCTTTGGCTTGTTGTAATATAATTGAAGAAATGTAACCCATCTTGTGTACTGTTTCTGCAAACCATTCTATTGCTGTTTGGTTTGATTTAATACCAGCTAATTCTTGCATACGTTTTAATTCCATGATTGTTGATTTTGTAGTTATAAATATAATGGAATCTACGACTCCTCCTCGAATTTAGCAAACTTGCTTCGAAGAACGTACCTATCTTCTACACCTACTTCTGAAAATTGATTTGTTTGTTTATTATTACCTTTTGTATTGGTCTCAAACGCTTCATCATCAAGTGGTTGATCATAAATTTCTATATATCCATTTGATGTGCTAATTTTAGACCCAAATGTTAATCCATCAGCACCATATCTATTTTTTATTATATGCCAATTACCACTACCATTAACTTTGTCTTTACGGCCGCGAGCTAATGATATAATAATATCTCCGATCATTATTTTGTCGTAAGATCCCGCAGCATTTTTCGCTTGTAAAATACCTTCTTCAGCACCTGTTCTATTTGCTTGTGATGGTGATATTACTGGTATTCCTAATTCTTTAGCTAATCCTTTAGCGTCAGTATACACGTCATCAATTTCATCTTTACGTTCTTTTCTACCTTTAGTGCGTAATAAATCTAGATAATCAATGATAATCATATCTGGTTCAAATTCATTCTGATGCTTTAGTTGTTGTATATGTGCTTCAATTGTATCTAGTGATGCTCGTTTTGGTGCATATTCTTTCACCATAATCTTACCTTTTACTTTACCAATTGCTTCTTCTACCTCAGCACGATGATCTTTTAATTTATCTACATCAATACCTGAGAATATAGCATCGTAACGTTTACCAACATAACCTTCAGATAATTCTAGTGTGTAATGTACTACATTATATCCTAATGCTGCTGCGTAGGCACCCATTGCCATTACGCCCCATGATTTGCCACCACCTGGGTTACCGAATAATAATACTAAATCACCTTTACCATATCCACCTTGTGTTAGGTCGTTAAATGTTTTCCATGGGAATGGAATAACGCGGCGATCATCATCTCTATATCGTGTTTCAATATCTACATTATAATCTAAACCAACGTTTTTGTCTTCACCCGCTTTCATTGCATCATTAATCAAACCTCTAATACCATCATAATCACCCATATTGAGTAGATCTACTGATGTCATAATGGCTTTTTTCATTTGTTGGTTCTTACAGAAATCGCTAAATTCTTTTTCAACCCATTCCAAATCTGATACATCAGACATTTTATATGCTTCACGTAGTGAATCTGTAAGTGATATTCTTAATACTTCGTTATCAATCTTTTTAATTTCAATTGATAATGTTTCTATAGTTGGATATGTGTGGTACTGATTGAAATATTTTATTATATATTCAATAGTCCATTTATGTGCTTGCGATTCAAAATATTCACTATCTAATGAATCTGCTATATTTAATAGGAACTCGCGTTGTGTTAGTAATGCGCCTAGTACCTTTACCTGAAACGCG